GAATTTCTCTGCACCGATTGGACCGTCAACTATCTTTACAGTAGATCCATCTATTGTACTACCTTCTTTGACTGCTTCTTCTTCAACAGGACCGTCACCTTCTTCTTCTTTTACGTAAGCCTTCTTGTACTCTTCTTTAATAGACATTGCCATTTCATGAAGACCTTTGATCATACCTTCTTGGTTAGCTACCTTAGTCTCATCAGCCATCTCCTTAAAGTAAGCACTGCCTTTAATTTCTGAGAGTCTACCTTCGTAAGCAGCTAATACTTCAGCGATAGTTTCCATCTGCAGCTCCATTGCTGCTTTGTTGCAACGACCTTCAATGACTGCTGCCATCTCTTTCATGTCTTTACATCCTAATGCCTCCTGAACGTATTCAGCAACCATCTCTTCCATTGTCTCACCTTCCATTGGTGCTTCTACTTCCATAGGAGCGTCCATCTCTTGGATTGGTTGTTTATTCTCTGCTAAGAATTTTCTTAGATCAAAATTATCCATAACTTAATTAGAAGTTTAGTACGCAATAATCCATTGCGAGTGTAAGGGTTATTTCTACTGCGGTGTCCGTAGACCAGTTATATTGTCCGAAGTTGGAATTCTGAATGAATGCACCTTTTATAATCCACTCACCTACAACATCTCCTACTGGACCAAGCATGTTTAAAGTTACATCTTTTTTGTAGAAATCTGAATAACCAGCTCTACCGGTTACTGATTCGTAAGATAAACGAGCCCATTCCATCACTGCTTGAGCACCTGAAGGTGTTACTGGGTCGTATAAGTTAAGGGTCATGTTCTGCCACTCTCTCTTACCGCGTAATTTTCTGTAACTGTTGATATGATCAAGCTTGATTACGTTGTCGGTAAATTGTGGTGATTGCACTCCTTTAACCAAGTATGATGGAATTCCATCAATATACATGACAAACCTGTTCTGTACCTTTGGTTCAAAGGCAGTGAACATGATTTCATTTGGATCTAATGTAGGCATCGTGTATTTATTTTACTTTATTATAAATAGGTCTCTCTAAATTTATGCATTAAATGCAGCTCCTGTTGGTTCTACAACGAAGTCTAATACGATGAATTCAGCAGTTTTAGTTGGTTGGATAAAGATCTGACCTACTAATTGGTTTCTGTCGATAACATCTGCAGTGTTGTTTGTATCGTCCATCGTTACTCTGAATGCGTAAAGACCTTGTCTCTGAATTACGTTTTCTAAGTACGGGTTAACAGTTGCTAAGAATCTGTTTCTTGTAGCGATTGTATTCTGTTCGAATACTAAGTTGTTAGCTTGAGCACCAATGAATCTCTTCAACGTGATCAACAATCTTCTTACGTTTACTCTATCTAAAGCAGACGCTTTAGTTTGTAATGTCTTCTGTCCATAAGCAACAACACCTGATCCAGGGAAGGTTGCTAGAGGATTAACTTTATTAGAGTATAATGTATCTCTGTCTGTTCTCGCAAGTTTTCTCTCGGCTCTCAATACACCTGGTATACCGCCTCTGATTAAACCTGCAGGTGCAAACCATTCAGCAGCTACTGCATCGTTAAAGGCTAATACACCTCCTATTACAGAAGAAGCAGGAGCCCATACTTGACGTCCTAATCCTTGAGCCTGTATTTTAACCCATGGCCAGTAACCGGCTGCAAATGAGCTATTCAATTCACCAGCTTCACTAGTTGCTGTAGCTACTGTAGCTCCGTAAGAAGTTAAGTCAGCGATAAAGATTGCATCTCCTCTGTCTTCTACTAAGTCAATTAACGTACCTAAAGTAGTAGCATGATGCTCTTGATATAGACCAGGAGCTAATAATACGTTGAAGTTAAATGCTTCTTTATTACCTAATACCGCTACTGCGTTGTCGTAATCAGATACTTCGTTAGAATCTACTGCTAAACCTTGAGTGTTTGTACCGTTGATGTTCTCGAAGAAGTTAGCTCCGGCAGCATCTAATGCTCCATCTCCGCTTTCAAATGTACCATTGTAAGATCCCGAACCTACTACTAGGTTATCAAATGTTGATTTATAAGCAGCTTTGGCTACACCAGCGTTATCTAAGTAACCTGGTTGCTTAACACCTACAGAAGATACTCTAACGTAAGCAGAACGGTTTGGATAATCACCTGATTCGATAATATCGCTTCCATTTACTGAGTAAGATACATCACCGATTCTCTTAGCAACATAGTTATCAGAGTTTGGATCTAAAGATACATTGTTGTATGTTTCAAGAATAATCTTGTTCTTAGCGTTATCATCACCTCTACGGATAATAATATCTAATGTACCTTGAGCAGCATTCTTACCAATAATCTCCCATCTTACGTTATCAGCTGAACCGCTTAGTAGAGCTCCGTCTGATAAGTTTTCAGTAGCTGAACCACTGTTAGTAAAGATAGCACCTTTACCGATAGTCTCTAAAGTAAGTAATGCAGTTGATCCTGATGTTACATTTGCAGTTGCAGAAGTATATCCTGAAGGAGCTACTCTAGCTACTAATAATGAACCTCCTCCTTGCTCAAAGAATTTCTCTGCTGCTAAGGAAGTTAAGTGCTGGTAGTAACCAGATCCTGATTGGAATCTATCTCCGTAAACAGCAACGTATTCGCCGTAAGAACGAACTACTGTAGGAATATCGATTGGACCTTTTACTGTAGGACCTACTACCGCTGTAGATACTTCAGCAGGTGCAGGAGTTAAAAATGAGGTGTCTTGCTCTCTGGTGAAAACACCTGGTGATACAATTCTTTCAGCCATTGTTATATGGTATTATATTGAGTTCTTTATATAAATAGGTTAACTATATCGTAAAATTAAATAGACGCGCTTACAAATGTTTCTGTACCAACTACATCTAAACTGTGATCTCCTTTAATTGCATCAGTTGTACCTTCAAACCTGTAAATTAATTGAGGTTTTTGACCGTCGTTTACAGCTAAAGGTAAATGATCTGAGTAGTATTCTGAATTTCCTTTAGCGATAGCAAAGTTAAGTACTTCTCCTTTAAAGTAGCTACTTGATCCGGATGCTTGACCGCCGATAGAAATTTTGTAATCACCGTTAGATAGATCTTGATTTGCTACTATAGCTGTTATTGAATTACTGACATCAGTTCTATCCCTCTCTACATTAGAATTACCAGTAAGTCCAATCCAATCGTTTTTCACTTTTATTGAACCGTGATACCCTCCGTTGAAAGCAAATTGAAAGAATACCCCGTCTCCTACAGTTGAGCTTCCTGAATAGAAATTCGGAGAGAGAGGGTTTGGCCAAGTAAACTTATCGTAATTCGATCCTGATGATAGTTCGAATATGAAACGATCTTCGTACCCATTGCTACCTGATGTTCTTTCAAATGTTATATGACGTCTATAATCGTTAGCGTCACTTGGATTACTCACAGAGTATAAAGTAAAAGAACCCGTCTCTTCTGAACTCCAGCCTGGGTTAACTGTAGCGTATACTATACCTTTTTTAAGTTTGTTTCCTCCAGCAGATGGAAAGCTTCCGGTTAACTCTGTAGCACCGTCAAAAGAGAATGCTCTAGTTTCTCCTACCACTACCGGTGGCGGTGGATTGCTGTCTCCAGTTGATCCGCCAAAGTCTACCGGTGTGTTGGAAGATCCTACGTTTGAAGCGTCTGCTGGTATAGAATCTGTCTTAGGTACTGCTCTAGTAGCTGAGACTTGTCGTGGTGGGATAGCATTTCCTGCTAGACCGCCTTCAATAAGCGCTTGATTGTTGGCGTACCTAGTTATCTTCTTAGGTTCGAATAGTGACTTAGCCATATAAATGTAAATTGAATTTACTTATAAATAGAAAAAGAGGGCCTAAACCCTCTTTAACTACCGTATATATAGAACTTAGTTCTATTCTAAGGTCGGAGCCTCATCCTCTGCTGGTGCAGTGGCTTCTGGCTGAGGAGCGGGTACAAACTCTCCGTTCTGTAGATCAATTGATCCAGCTCCGTATTTCTCATTTAAAGAGTTTGCTAACTCTTCTTCTGATTTGCGTAGTTCTGCTAAGAAGTTTTCTGCGTTAGCTCTACGAGCACTTACAGACATCCTTGCTAGTTCGATCTGACCTAATTCAGATACTACTGCGTTGTTCTTTTGTTGCAAGTCTGCGATAGATTGCAATTCCTCTTGTGTCAATTTTTGATTTGCCATAACAAATTTTATAAAACTTTATAATTGATTAATCATATATAAATATATAAAGAAAATGAAAAACGAGCAACTTTATGCTAAACTAGAAGAATATTCTTGTGCTTCAGCTCTGAGTATGATTTAAAGTTAGCAGCATCTAAAAGAAGTACTAATCCATCGGTTACTATTTTAGGAGAATGACTAAAGCCCATATTATTCTTCTATAGGCGAAGTCCAAGCCTCTGTTGCTAGGAG